GTAATAAGGTATCGCTTGACCATTTGATGAGTGGTGATCGAGAACCCTAATCTCACCATAAACCACTTGAAACCACCAAATAGATGTGGAATCGTTGAAACCCAAGTCCCAAGCTGTATGGCAAGGGAACATAGGGTCATAGTCAATGGTTGTAATACGCTCAAGGTCTGTAAGCCTACGCATCTCTTGACCATAGTAAGCACCAAGGATAGCAGCCTCAAAGCTACATAGAAACTCTTGCTCATACTGGTTGGCTGACATAGATTTCTGAGCATCTAGTAATTCAGCATCAGGCAATAGTCCTGATTGGTCGGCTCTTAGTGTCTTGACATACCAATTGGGGTTCTTTTGGGCTTCGTTATAGATGTCATAGAAGGCATTGTGACCTTTGGGCGTTCCAATAAATGTAGCCCAACCCTGTCTATCTGATAGCAATGGTCGGACAATCTCGCCCCACAGTCTTGGCTTCATGTCTGCGTATTCATCAAGAACAACGCCATCGAGGTATAAGCCTCGGAGTGCATCAGGGTTATCAGCACCAAACAGTCTTATCTTAGCCCCATTGACCAATTCTACCCATAGCTCTGACTGATTAGCCTTAACGATGGCTGGCTCTGCAAACTTGAGTAAGTAATCCCAAGCAATGTTCTTAGCCTGTGCGTAATAAGGTGCAATATAGGCATACCTTGCATCGGGTTTGTTTTCTGTGACTGCTCTGCGAATAGTGTCGCAAATGGTAGCTACTGTTTTACCTGCTCTACGATGGCAGACTAACACCGCCCAACGCTCCTCTCGCCTGTGAAAGTCTAGGAAAGCATCACGGGCTTTGTATGGGTATTCGTATAGTTTGCGTATCTCTTTCAATCTAGGAACTTATGTTCGTGGATTATCTTAACTGGTTGATCTTCATCCCCAGTATGTTCAGTCCTAGCTAATTTAGGTAAGTGATACTCCATGACGCTTTGCAACATACCAAAAGCCTTCTCAGGGTTAGGTAAAACGATGTATTTATCATCTTCGTTTCTAACGCCTTCTGCGACCTGTTGTAGCCATTCTTCCATCTTGTGTGAGTTACCCTCTACAAATTTGGCAATCGCTTCTCTAGCGTTGGCTGTAGACTTATTAGGCACACCTGCTGGTCTACCCATACCTGCTCTTGGCGGTTTACGCTTTACAGCAGTTTTCTCTAATTTAGTGTCCATACCTTTACCAAGTGGTTGATTAAGATAAGTTAAGTTTACTACTATTTGACTTCTTTGTCTAAATCCTTGAGTTTGTTAGCAATAGCTGCTCTACGCTCTAGACGCTCACGCTGTTGTTTCTCTAGCGTTGATTCTTTGTGCTTTTGTAATAAGCTGTTTTCAGGCTTAATCTTTTCTTTAGTAAACATTACATATCCTTTACTTTTTCTGCAATCATTTGTCTGCGGTTCATGCGGTCTTGTTGTAGCTTTCTTAAACTGCTTGGCTTACCAGCACTATTGGTAGGGTGCAATACTTGTGGCTCTTTGCCATGTTTTGCTTTGTAGTTACTGTCCTTACGCTCATAGTCAGCCATTACATATCCTTCATAGCATCAGAAATCATTTGTCTGCGTGGTTTGGCAGTCTTAGCAGATTCTTTAAAGTCTTGGGCGGTTGGGCGGTCTTTATCACCCTTCTTAGCCATCTTTTCGCCTGATCCTGCCTTGATTCGCTCTCTCTTGGCGTGAATGTTTGCGTATAATCCTTGTTTCATTAGCATTTCCACCTTGCTCTAGCTGCTTTACCTCGTTCCCCTGTCCATCCTGCTGATCTTGCACAGAAACTATCGTGGCGTGGGCCACTAGATTGGGGGGCTTGTAAGTTTGCGTTGTTCTTTGCGTTGTATGCTTTGCGACCTGCTTCAGTCATGCCAGCACCTTCTTCGGCTGACAAGTAATGACGCCCTTTGCCTTTGGTAGTCTTGGCAATTGGCTTTTCGTGCTTTTCTACTGCTGCACGGATGTCATCTTTACGGCTCATTTTTTAGCGTCACGCTCACCAAGGAAACGACCATAGGCTTCTTCCAATGTAGCTTTGCGAGCACCTTTGGCGTTATCACGCTCAACATTAAGTGCAATGGCTACGGCTTGCTTCTTTGGCTTGCCAGCTTTCATTTCGGCTTTAATGTTCTTGCCGACTGATTCTTTTGAGCCTGATTTATCTAATGGCATGATAGTCCTTATTTAAGATTGACTAGCTTGTAAGTCGTTGTATTGATTAGGTCTGCAATCTCATCAATGATGTTTTGCAATTCTGAATCTTGTGGCAAATCTTGGCGAGCATCACTTACAAAACTTTGCAATGATTTTAGGTATTGGATTGGATCTTTAGGTTGGTGGTAAACAGATGGGAACTTAGTGATCTTGCCGTATTTACCCATGTAGCTTTCAACAAAGCTGTCAGTAAGTTCAACAATACCATCGTAATATTCGCCAAGGGCGATGTGTTTAGCGTAGCTATCTGTTGACCAATGGAAAAGGTGCGTATTGGTTGCAGAATGTAGCATTGTTACGGCAAATAATGCACAGTTTTCCATAGAATCCTCAAAAAATTGCTTATGTAAGCCTATTATCGCCTATTTCTTTTCTCATAACAACAACCGCATACCCATTTTTGATTTAAACCTTGGTTGTAAGGCACATATTTGCCAAACTCTTTTGGTTTGCGTTGTCTACAGTTTGTACATTCTTGTAAGGTTCTGTCACCAGTTTGTCTATTGTCGTGTCGCATCAATTTCATCAATCATTACTGTTACTTTTCCACCCTTAATTATCTGACCACGCTCAACAACAAGCAAGTTGATTTGGAAATCATCATCGTAAACGCCAGCATCTTGGAGTGAATCTTCAATAATTTTGATAATATTTGAAATATCTCGCTTTCTGCGGTCAGGTGGGTATACCCATATTTGCAACGAAATGGGCTTACAGCCGTATTTTGTGGCTTGGCTATCAATTACTATGTCTTGCACCTTAACTTTGTAATCTACTGCCTTTTTATTGGGAAATCGCCTACCCCTAGCATTGATGTACATATGGTTTACAGATGGTGGGTAAGGTAGGTCAAGTGTCAGCAAGTAATTTCTCCGTCATTTCAAGTAAATCTTCTTGTCCAATTTGATGATGTTTTTCAAACCCTTTTGCTCCAAGACCATGAACACCTGTATTTCCTCTGTGGTGTTCAGGACATAGTCCGATAACTGGAGCATTAGCTCTTTTACCGCCAAAGCGTCTAATGTGGTGGATTTCGCAAGCTGTCCCTCGGTTACCCAAGTGATAGCATAGGATACATCCAAGTCTTGCGACTTTGTCAAAGTGGGCTTTTTCAGCTTTTGTTGGCATGGTCTACGCTTGCTTGCTCTAGCTTTTCAGCAGATTCAGCAATATCGACTGCGATCTCCATCATTACCAAAGCGTTGTTGTTTTTAAGAGCATCATCGTATTCACGGATTAATGTTTTTAGGATAAGGAATTCTTGGGTTAGGGTAATCATAAAGAGCCTTTTCTTCTGTTAGCAGATAATGTTTGATAAATTTCTGTAATTCTTATTTCGTGTAGCCTTTTATTGTCTAGCATTTTAAATTGTTTAAAGGCTTCAATCCATTCTTGTACGGCTTCATCGTATTGAGGACTTCTAAGAGCTTCTGCTTCACGACTTGCTACCGAACCATCAGACTTTAAAAATAAATGAGCTTTTACTTGTTTTAAACGCTCCTCAAACCTTTTTACCTCTCCTGATAATTCTGCGTGTTGCTCGTCTGTTGAAGATAAAAAAATAAGTGCTTTTTCTACACGATTGTCGTTTAAATGATCTAAATCACTCATTTTTCCCATCTCCCATATTCGCCTCTTGATCCTTTAGCCCATTGCTCTTGTATATCTCGCATGACTGATGGGCGTCTACTACCAAGTTCATAAGTTGAGATAAGTCTGCGAAACTCTTGCAAACCTTTTTCTTTTCTAAGTTTGATCCAATATCTAACTTCGCATTGATGTCTGTATTGTTCATCGGTTAATTCCTCAAATAAGTCCATCTTCTACCATTTGGATTCTGTTACCAATCCACCTCATTACTGGCACAGCCATTGAATTACCCAAGGCTTTGTATCTTGGGCCATCAGGGCAGTTTTCTTTGATGTTTGTGTAGTTGTCAGGAAAACCTTGCAACCTTTCACATTCAACAGGGGTAAGTCTACGAACTGCCATGTTTTTTAAAACATGATTGCCATGACCGGGGTGTTGCAAACCACAAATTGTTGTAGCAACCTCTTCTTTAAATCCTATGCCTTCTGCTTTTTGAGACAAATCCATTCCTATTGCTATTTGTTGGTCTTGAGTTGTTGAAATAGTAAATGCTTTTTCATCAGACCCAAGATAACCTTTGCCACCACCTTCACAACCACCACGAACTTTAAAAGCATGAGCAACTGCATGAACATCGCCCTTGGTTAATGTATACATGGGTGAATTTTCAGCAACACCAACGCCTTGTGGGCCGCCTTTATCCCTGCCAATGAGGTTGCCTTGAATAGCTATGTAGTTTTCATGTGCAGTAGATGTTTGACCGGGTCTGCTAAAACCAGCTCCTGATGATGTGAGCGTAGCAGATACATCAGAACAATACTCAACAACCGCTTTTGTATCTAAGCCATCACTATTGATTCCTTTAAAATCTCTAGCCATTAAAGCGGAAGATTTATCAGCCACATAAACTGGTGCTATTTCTTCGTAGTTGTTGCGACTTGCTCCAAAGCGTGCTGTAATTGTTGCGGCAACTTCTTGCCACGGCTTTCTGCTCGCCTTAGAATCCCTGCACAGGCTTTCGGACTCAAATAAAACTTGTGCGGTAGGTCGCCAATCTCCAAGATGTCCGACAACAAACACTCTTCTGCGTCTTTGTGCCACTCCAAAGTATTGAGCGTCAAGCACCCTATAGCTGAACCCATACCCGAGTTCTGCCAACGCCCCAAGGAAGGATCCAAAATCCCTTCCTTTGTTTGAACTGAGGACACCCGGCACATTTTCCCAAATGAACCACTTGGGTCTAAACTTGTCAAGAATTCCAACATAGGTAAGGGCAAGGTTTCCCCTTGGATCTTCAAGTCCTTTTCTAAGACCAGCGACTGAGAATGATTGACAGGGTGTTCCGCCAACGAGTAAATCCAATCTATTTGTTCCAAAATCCCACTCCTTAAATTTAGTCATGTCCCCAAAATTTGGGACTGTAGGGTAATGATGTTTCAACACTTCACTAGGAAATTTCTCTATTTCGCTAAAAGCCAAAGGATTCCAATCCATAGCATCCCATGCAACAGTAGCGGCTTCAATGCCTGAACAAACGCTTAAATAATTCAAAATGGGGCATCCTCATAAACAATTTTAGGTGCTTTAACTCTGATAAAAGTCCAACCATCACGCAAACTGGTAATGTGCTTGGCTTCCCATAAGCTGCTGACAATACGCATCTTGTCGTTGTTTTCGTCAAATATGTGGTATTTCATGCCATAGACCTCTTAGCCATTATCAGCAAACACTTGTCTTTAAGTTCTTTGTATGAAAGACCAATGCTATGTATGCCAAGCTCGGAAGCCTTCGCAACAACACCAGCGTCAGTAAACATCCAAGCTTTGTCATTGTTAGCACTTGTGGTTT